ACAATATGCACAAGAACTGATGAGAAAACCCTACATCAAGGAGGAAATCGACTACCGTAGACAGCAGTTAGCCAGTCAGCGTATAGCCGACGCCACTGAAGTCCTTGAGTATTTTACAAGTGTTATGAGGGGTGAAAAGAAAGACCAGTTTGGATTGGAAGCACCCTTGTCAGAACGCACAAAGGCGGCACAGGAGCTTGCAAAACGCCAAATAGACATACCAAACAGGATACAGGACAAGCCTCAGGCAGAGGTAAAAATCACGTTGGACTGGAAACGAAACTCCTGATAATAACTGGTAATTTGTGCATTTTGTATAGTGAGTGTTTTTTAATACGTGGGAAACATTTTGCCGTTTGTGCAAAATACACAAATTACCACAATTTTAGCTTTACATAACAGAAATAAGAGGATAGTAAATGCAGAATTTGCAAGTGAATATATCAATTCAGGATTGTATTATACCAATGTATGATGATGTATTAATGGACGTGTTGGAGCATAAGCACGTTCATTATGTATTTCCAGGGGGTCGAGGCAGTACGAAGTCTTCGTTTGTAGGCGGAATAAACATACCACTACTTATAATGCAGAACCCGCTTTGCCATGCCGTGTGTTTTAGACAGGTAGGAAACACAATACAAAAGTCAACACGCTCCCAAGTTGAGTGGGGAATACACAAATTGGGATTGGACAGTCTTTTCACAATACCCAAAACATACAGCAATCCAATTGTATACAATCCAACTGGACAGCAGATTATATTCATGGGCATGGATGACCCAAACAAGGTAAAGTCAATCAAGCTGCCGTTTGGATATATAGGTATTACATGGTGGGAGGAACTTGACCAATATAGTGGTGAGAACGCCATAAGAAAAGTATTACAGTCAACAATGCGTGGTGGTGGCGTGTTTTGGGATTTTAGAACATTTAACCCACCAATAAGCAAGAACAACTGGGCGAACGAATATGCAGATATAGCCGAAACTTGTGACAATACTCTTGTGGTAAGAAATACATATTTAGACGTTCCTGAGGATTGGCTAGGACAACAGTTCATGGACGAGGCGGAGGAACTGAAGGAAATAAACCCTGACGCATACACACATGAATATTTAGGCATACCAATTGGCACAGGTGGTGACGTGTTTAAAAACGCCTGCGATTTGGATATGGAACAACTGGTTCAAATAACAGACGTGCGTGGAAACGTGCTTGCGGAAATACCAATGTGGCAAACGTTTGACCATATATACAATGGTATTGACTGGGGTTTTGCCCGTGACCCATTTAGGTTTGTAAAAATGCATTTTGATGCCAGGAAGCTTGATTTGTATATATATGCAGAATACAGCACTACTAAAACCAGGAATGAAGTCGTGTTTGACACATTGTTTAATGAATTAAAACTGGTAACAAAGGAAGAACTAATCACGGCAGACAGTGCGGAGGATAAATCAATAGCCGATTTCAAAGCCTACGGTGCGTTTATAAGAGGGGCGGAAAAAGGACCAGAATCGGTGAGGTATGGCATAAAGTGGTTACAGGGTTTAAGGCACATATACATTGACAAGCGAAAATGTCCATTAACATACCACGAATTTGTCAACTATGAGTACGAGCAGGACAAGGACGGCAACTTCATTAGTGCATATCCAGATGTGAACAACCACAGTATTGATGCAACAAGGTACGCACTTGAGAAATATTGGAAGCGGAAAGGAAACTGATGTGCAGACAATAGTACACGGATTTCAATACAAGTACATCAATCCCATATTCAACGACATAGAGCAGTTCTATTCCAGGACCAGTACCAAAGGGAATACACGCCAGCTTGTTCCTTATACGTTTGATGGCTCATTTGGCAGGCTATCATCCTTATTTAGCCAGTTTGGAGGAGTTGATTATACATTTAACTATGTTGAAAAGAAATACGTCAAATTGACTAAAATACAAAGTAATAAGACTATTATTGTATGCTTTAGCGGCGGTAAGGATAGTCTCACTACTGCTTTACATTACAAGGAAGTAGGATGGAAAGTATATTTATACCATGTAACAGGAATCAACAAGACTTATTATAACGAGTATAAGCAGGCACAGAAGCTTGCAGAAATGCTTGAATTGCCAATTATTATTGAGGATATAAGCTATAAAGGAAATCACGAATGGGTGGAACACCCTATGAAAAATATGGTAGTAGCCAGTATGGCACTGAATTATGGTATACAGCACAATATAACAACTAAAATAGCCTTTGGTAATTTCAGCACAAGCAGTCTGTATGACGACGTGTTTGAAGTTTGCGGTGGCGACTGCACTGAAATGTGGCAGGCGTATGAAAGAATAATAAACACAGTTCTCCCAGGATTCAAAATATACAGACCAAACAGAAATTACCAGACAGCGTTCAACAAACTGTTAAAATATCCAAACTTGATAGAACACACAATAAGCTGTATGACGCCAAACAGGTTCAGGGAACAGTTTAGGCAAAGGACAATGACAAAATACAATTATCAATTACCTGAAAATCGTTGTGGTTGTTGCTGGAAATGTGCAGTTGAATACATTCAGTTTACAGACCATAATATATTTGCACTAAATAAGGATTATTATGTACACAGTCTTGAAATTTTGTGTTATAATGTTTATAAGGATACAGGCAGGAGAATAACGGATATTCGGGAATTATGGAATATGTATTTCTTCTACCCAATCTCCAAATCCAAAATGAAGAGGGAATTAAAAGATGCAGTTATTCGAGGTGGAAAAGTTAAGTATACCAAGCAAGCTACTTAAAGATAAATACATAGTGCCGCCATTTAGTATACTGGATGCAAAAAGTCAGTATTGGCTTGAACGGAAGAAGGATTGGGAAAACATACTACAGGATAGGACAAATAACGTCAGAAATATCACATCAAAAGGTAATACATGCTATTATAACAGTTATGACAACAAAGATGCCTATTATGGATTGAAATCAAAGGGCAGTATAAGCACGTTTGACCCGTTTCTAACAGAAATATTGATAAAGTGGTTCAGTAATCCTGGAATGACAATATTTGACCCGTTTGCAGGCGGTATTGTAAGGGTGCGGTTGCTGGGATACTGGGAAGAAATTATTTAGGTTATGATATAAACGAAGCACAAGTTGAGTGTAATGTTCATAATTGGAAGTTGCGGAAGGACAAATACACAGCCAATTATGGTGATGTGACGTGGCTAAACAAGGATTCATACAATATGGATATGAAGGAACAGTTTGACATGATGTTGACGTGTCCACCGTATTACAACCTTGAAATTTACACAGATAATGAAAATGATTTAAGTAATTTAAAAACTTATGAAGAGTTTCTAGATAAATATACAAGTATTATCAAAGAATGTTATAATAAGTTGAAGGACAATTCTTTTGCCGTGATTGTGGTGGCGGAAATTCGTGATAATAACGGGGTTATGTATGGGTTTGTGCCTGATACAGTAAATGCTTTTAGGCAGGCAGGGTTTCAGTATTACAATGAAATGATACTGGAGAACAGAGTTGTTAGTTTAGGCGTAAGATGCCCAAAGTATTTTGACCAAAGCCGTAAAGTAGGTAGACACCATCAAAATGTTTTGGTATTTTACAAAGGTGATACACGAGAAATAGAAAACAAATTTGGAGCGTTTAGCAAGGAGTGATTAAATGTTTTCACAAATATGGCAAAAAATAAAGGAGATGGTTTCAAAAATGGTGGGCAGTAGAACAGTAGAAAATGCATTGCATATTACGCCAGTGATATCAACCAAAATGGAAAAGGCAATCACATTGTGGGGCAATATGTACGAAGGCATGTGTCCTTGGTTACATGAACCCGACAGGGACGACCCTACAAGGGTGGTGTCACTAGGGTTGCCAAGCTTTATAGCAAGTGAAAAGGCAAGGATGGCAGTGCTGGAAATGAAGTCTGAAATTACAACACCCGTTGAAACTGTCACTGAACCGAACCCCGATTATGTGCCACCAGTGATGGATGAAAACGGCAATGTTGCAGTAAGCGGACAGCCTCAGACAATTACAACAGACACGCCAGTCAGCGACACAGCAAGGGCGGAATATCTGGATTCTCAATACAAAAAAGTATTAAAGAAAATAAGACAACAGCTTGAATATGGCATTGCAAAAGGCGGTCTTGTAATTAAGCCTTATATATTGTTGAACCAACAGGAGGGTGAAGACACGCAGGCACAAATAGAGTTCGACTATGTACAGGCGGATGATTTTTATCCATTGGCGTTTGACGGCAGCGGAAAAGTAATAGAGGCGGCATTTGTTCAGTCAATAGTGGACAAGAATACTATATACCGCAGGCTTGAATACCACAAGTTGGAAGGCAATACAGTAACAGTACAGAACAAGGCGTTTAAAAGCAATAATGTTGAACACACCAATTCATATACTGAGGAGAGTCTGGGCAAGGAGATAAGCCTCACTGAAGTACCACAATGGTCCAGCTTGCAGCCTGAAACAAGAATAAAGGATGTTGACCGACTTATGTTTGCATATTTTAAAATGCCCGAGGCGAACACAGTTGACCCTCACAGCCCTCTGGGTGTAAGTGGTTACAGTAGGGCAGTAAAGCTCATAGAAGAGGCGGACAAGCAGTACAGCAGACTCTTGTGGGAATATGAAGCTACCGAGGCGGCAATTGATGTTGACCGGGATGCGTTAACTGAAACAACGGACGTGAACGGTAATGTTCACACAATAAACCCGAGATTGCAGGCAAGATTGTTTAGACCAATTGACTTGGGTGAAAGTAACACTTACCAGCCATTCTTACCAACTATCAGGGATGCTTCAATTATTAACGGTTTAAACAACATTTTAATGCGTATTGAGGATGTATGTGCTTTGAGCAGAGGCACTATTTCAGACGTGGCGGCAGAGGCAAGAACAGCAACAGAGTTAAAGATACTGAAACAAAGGAGCTATAGTGCCAACGCAGATATACAGCACGCACTTGAAGACACCTTAAAGGACGTGGTGTATATAATGGATGTATACTGTACATTATACAATGTCACGACCCCAGGTGAGTATGATGTGTCTTTTGAATGGGATGACAGTATACTGGTTGACGTGGATACTGAATTGACAAAACGTATCACTCTTATGCAAAACGGTCTTGAAAGCAAGATTGGAGTACGTATGTGGTACTTCGGTGAAACTGAAAGACAGGCAAGGGAAGCATTACAACAGATAGACGAGGAGAACAAACAGGACATGGAAAATCAAGTAATGAACCAGTTTGGAGGTCAGGTGTAATGGAAGATGAATATGATAACTGCGACCCTTGGGATATATAGGAGAATTGTATGCTAAGTGATGACAGCATTGAGAAATTAATACAACCACTTATAAACAGACAGGAAAGTATTAATACTTATGTTATAAAGATGATAGCAAAGCGTGTCAAGGAAATTGGCACGTTATTACCGTCTGATGTTTACAAACTGGAAAGACTGTTAAAATCAGGCGGTGATGTTAAAAAGATAAACACAGAGATTGCCCGATTAACTGGTTTACAAGTGGACGAGATAAAATCCATTATAAAAACAGTAGCGGCAGATGTTTACCAAGACACAAAACCATATTATGATTACAGACATAAGTCATTTATACCCTTTGAGAAAAATAAGCCTTTACAAAAGGTGGTAAACAGTATAGCAAAGCAAACAGCTGATGCATATAAGAACTTGTCAAAGGCACAGGCGTTTATGATACGTGATTTACAAAATCCTCAGGTGCTGAAACCAACATCACTATCTGAAACTTACCAAACAGTGGTTGACGAGGCTGTTCAAGCATCCCAAAATGGAACGGTTGACTATAACACAGCAATGAGGCGTACTATGAAACAGCTTAACGAAAGCGGTATAAGATATGTAATGTATCAGGCGGAAAGCGGAAAGGTTCATTCACAAAGACTTGATACAGCGGTGAGAAGGAACATACTTGACGGCATACGTGCCATTAACCAAGGAGTGCAGGACGAAACGGGTAAGCAATACGGAGCTGACGGAAAGGAATTGTCAGTACACCAGTATCCTGCCCCTGACCATGCACCAGTGCAGGGACACCAGTTCAAAAATGAAGAGTATGAGAAAATGCAAAACGGTGAAGGTTTTACAGATATGAAAGGCAGTAAGTTTGAAGGGTTTGACAGAGCCATAGGAACCCTCAACTGTAGGCATTTTGCTTTTTCAATTATAATAGGATATGCCAAGCCTAATTACACTGAACAGCAATTACAGGATATATTGCTACGAAATGACAAAGGATATACTTTACCAAATGGTAAGCATCTTACAATGTACCAGTGTACACAACAACAACGTAGACTTGAAACCGAAATACGCAAGGCAAAAGACGGACAGATAATGGCTAGGGAAAGTGGCGATAGAAAACTTGCCGAGGAGTATCAGGCAAAGATTAACAAGTACACCAGTGAATACAAAGCGTTCAGCAATGCTTGTGGATTAAAAACACAGAATGAAAGGCAGACTGTCAGCGGATACCATCCTATAAGTACTAGTACTAAAGTACTATAAATAAATAGTACAAAAGTACTAACTCCAAATAGTACTAAAGTAACATAAAATACTTTACTTTTTGGATAAAGTGTTATATAATAATTATGAGGAATAGGTAACTGTTGGTATCCTCCTAGCAGACGTGGTGTTCGCTTCGTCATGTTTCAACATCACGTCCGCTAAGACCATATAGATTTTCCACCAAAGAGAACAGTGCTACGGAACAGTAATCCATTGGTTATTTTGGAAAGGGGAATTATAATGGAAACTGATATTTTAGGTTTAATTTCTTCCGTAATTGTTGGCGTACTTTCGTTAATCGGAGTTATATATACCAATTCGCAGAGCAACAAAAAAGTGGAACAACAAATTCTAACGGCGCAAGCGGTAACGGATACGAAGATTCAAAACCTCACAGATGAAGTAAAGAAACACAATGATTTTGCAAGTCGGATTCCTGTGATTGAGGAACAGATAAAAGTTATGAACCACAGAATTGACGATTTAGAGGACAAATGAAGGTAATAAGCCATTATGGCTTAATTATACAGTCCAGCATAAGGACATTTAAACAAATGCACATTCAAACCGCAAACCGTAATGCGGATATAAAAGTGACGGATATAAAGAATGTAAAGGAGAATTGATTAATGAATGTAAAGGAGCTTTTTGACAAAGCTGAAAACGGAACACTCAACTATGAACAGTTCAAGCAGGCAGTTAAGGACGCCAATGCTAAATTTGTTGACATAAGCGATGGTTCCTATGTTTCTAAAAACAAGTACGAGGATGACCTCAAGGCAAAAGACACACAGATTGAAACACTCAACGGTACTATTTCAACACGTGACACAGACCTTGCAAACATCAAGAAACAGCTTGAAGAGGCGGGTGCTGATGCCGACAAGCTGGCAACACTTTCAAATGATTTGTCAACACTTCAAGGCAAGTATGACACAGACATTAAGAATTATCAGGAACAGCTTTCAAGACAGGCTTATGAATTTGCAGTAAGGGAGTTTGCCAATACAGAAAAATTCACAAGCAACGCCGCAAAAAGGGAGTTTATTAATTCATTGATTAATGAAAACCTTAAAATGAATGATAAAAACGAAATAATGGGTGCAAGCGACTTTGTAAAGATGTACAAGGAGAGCAATGCGGATTCGTTTGTGGTTGAACCTACACCAACACCAGAACCAACCCCGAAGCCAGTTCCTTCGTTTGTACAGCCTACAAACACACCCACACCGCCAGCAAAACCCACATTATCTGAGCTTATGTTGGCGAAGAATAACAACCCAAATATGGAAATTAATTTTTAGTGAAAGGAAGTAAATAATTATGCCAAACCCAACATTGTTTGATTCAAAATTATTTAACGGCGAGGTATTCCAGAAGTATGTTGACAGAATACCTAACACCAAACTCAACGAACTATTAAAGTCAAGAGCCATCAGACAGAGACAGGACTTAGTTTCTGCAATGTCAGACCAGGCAGGCGGCAACTATATTACAACACCTTTGAAAGGACTTATCAGTGGTTCGGTTCCTGTAAACTACGACGGTGTTACAGATATTCCATCATCAAGCACAGTAACATTCAGCCATTCAAGAGTTGTAGTCGGCAGGGCTAACGCATGGACAGAGAAGGACTTCTCATACGACATCACGGCTGGCGAGGACTTCATGGAGAATATCGCATCCCAGATTTCAGAGTATTGGGACGAGATTGACCAGGATACAATCGTACACATTTTAAACGGTGTGTTCAACATGACTGATACAGCAGGTCTTGAGTTCGTGGCAAAGCATACTCATAATGTTACAGCCATTAACAACAGCGAGGGCAAGCTGGGACTTATGGACGGAACAACTTTAAACACCGCAATCCAGAAGGCTTGTGGAGACCACAAAGGCAAGTTTTCAATGGCTATCATGCACAGTGCAGTGGCTACCAACCTTGAGAACCTCAAGTTGCTTGTGTACTTAAAGTATAATGACGCCAACGGTATGCAGAGGGATTTGTCAATTGGTACGTTGAATGGAAGACTTGTAATGGTTGACGATTCAATGCCTACAGTTGAAGACCTTTCAACAGCGACATTTGCAAAGACATCTGATAGTGCGGTTCAGGTTGGAAAGACCTACTACACAAGAAGCGGTTCATCAAGTGCTGGTTACACTTATACAGAGGTTGCCAATGCCGTAACTGATAACATTGCCAACTACTATGAGAAGACGGCAGACGGAGAACTTGCTTACATTACATATGTATTTGGTGATGGTGCCATTGAGTATACAAACTGCGGTGCTAAAGTACCTTATGAGATGTACAGAGACCCTAAGACAAACGGCGGTGCTGATACACTTTACAGCAGACAGAGAAAGTGCTTCTCACCATATGGTATCTCATTCACACAGAAGACTATGAAAACACTTTCACCTTCTGATGATGAGCTTGAGCTTGGCGAGAACTGGGAGCTTGTAAACTCTAACGAGGACGGCGAGAAGAAGTACATTGCCCACAAGGCAATCCCTATCGCAAGAATCATTTCATTAGGCTAGTATTTAAGAAAGGCGGTTTTGACTTATGTATTTAA